GTTGAACTAATAGTTTCTGACTGTGTATTTGTTATATTCGAAGTAGCAGTTCCTGACTGTGTATTTGTCATAGTTGAACTAATAGTTTCTGACTGTGTATTTGTTATATTCGAAGTAGCAGTTCCTGAAATAGAACATATCAAAGTATAAGATCCAGTCATAGATACAGAACCTGTAGATGTTAAAGTATATGGTGGAGTAACTGAGAGAGAAGTTGATGATGATTTCGTACTAGACTTTGAGTATGAAGGCGTAGAACTATATGATTTAGTGCCAGAGAGAGAACCCGTAGATGTTAAACTATATGTCGGAGTAATTGAGAGAGAACTTGTAGGTGTAAACGAATTTGACGATGTCCATGTATTAGATTTTGATTTGGAATTTGTAGAAGTACTGGATATTGTATTTGTAAAAGTTGGACTGCTTGTACCAAAACGAGATATCCCAGAAACTACACACACCCACGTTACTATAGTTAAAGCTCGCATTATTTAGAGATAAGAAGTGTATTCAAACAATGGCAGACGAGGAATATTGTGAGAAATGTGGCGGTGTATGCGATGGTGCACATGGATCAAGTGCTCCTCCATATGACTCCGTAGTTACAGCTGTCATACAGAAGTTTCAACAACGTGCTCGGTTTGGAAAGGCCAAGTATGGAACTGATTTGGATCGTAAGGACCTTCAAGTTCACGATTGGATTACACACGCACAAGAGGAACTTATGGATGGTATTTTGTATTTAGAAAAATTGAAGCAGGAAATTAAGTAGGGTTTTATCCAGGGTAAAGTTCATAGCATTTATTTACAACCAACATTGTGTAAATTGGCAGAGTTCTTAGTTCTAATTACTGTATGCAAGACCAGCCATGCCGCTCATGATACGTAGGATATTGTAATTGACTGCGTAGACACGGACATCATAAGTGCGATCCCTGGTTTGGTCTAGCACCACATTTCCATCGAGATTGATGACAATTGTCGCCGTATCAATGCGAGAGAAGTTACAGGTTCCAGAAGGCTGGTGTTCCTCGGGGCGGAGAGCAAAGGAATACATGTAGATACCCGCCTGGTGAACTGGGAGTGAAGTTGTAGTTTGAACCGTGGCTCCATATCCGGTATGGTGCTGGTACATTTGGGTCTGATTGAAGTAATCGCCATAACGCTTATCCAGACGATCCTGTCCATTAATCTGAAGCCACTGAGACTCTACAGCATCAATGTCATACGTGAATGGCTGGAGGCGGTTTCCAGGTCCACCACGAAGTCCATTGCCACTAAGCGGAGCCTTGCAAGAACGATACTCTGTGGGCTGAACAACCCATACGAGTTCCTTCACGGGGTGATTGAACGTGAGGTCAATGCGATTGTTATAGCTGGCAATTCCCTTGTCCTCATTGTACTGCGTTTGCTCGATCAGGTACTCGTGGGACTCCTGCGCCATACGACGACGCTCCTCCGTATCCAGGTAGATGTAATCCACATAGATCGCTGCCTGAAGAGGCTGTGCAAGAGAACTTGCGCTATTGAAATTTCCGGCAATCAAATCCGCCGTATTCCACTGGAGATCCAGCTTTACCTCGTGGTACTGGAGTGCAATCAGAGGAAGAGCCGCTGCAGGATTGCGAGTGTAGAAAAAGGTCAGAGGAATATAGAGAACATTTGGCAGAGCTGGCTTTCCAGATGAGCATGTCGCATTCGGGTCTGCAAAAGCCACCGTTGTCGCCTTTGTACCCGTAACTAGGGTAGTTGCAGATGCACCTGATGATGCAGCAACATAAAAACTATCTGAATAGGTTTGAACAACCTGCGTACCTACAGTTGGTCCGCCACCAACCATGTTCCACAGCTTCTTGGAAGTGGTTAGATCGGACGTAAGGGCATCCCACAAATAGAGCCACTCGCCGTACAGACGATCAATCAGCTGACCACCGATATCAAGCTCGACATACTTGATCAAATTGTAACCCAAACGACCCTGATCGTTGTTAAAAGTACCTGCAGGCATTACAACTTCAAGATAAGTAGAATAGAGAAGGTCTGCGTGACGAGGGATTACCGCAGAGTGCTTGGTCCCCCACGAAGCCTGTCCAGTAAAATTAATACGAAACGGTTCCATTGCAAAATTCGTATGGCGTTTGTACAGACCTTTCCAGAAAGTGATCTGAGGATTTCCGGAAATGTATGCGTCTTGGGCACCATAGGCAACAAGTTGTAATAAGCCACCACCCATTTGTCTTTATATGTTACACATAATCATTTTTTTACTTACGCGAGTGACGGCGAGTGCGACGACGACCACCAACAGGAGACGCAGGGACGGCAACGTTACCAGAAGCCCCGCCGTTCTTGTAAGTCTTCTTTGCTTCCATTATAACCTTCTTGAGTCCATCACCCTTTTTGTAAGAGCCCTTTGACTTCATGTGTTTCATCGTCTTTTTTACATGCGAAAGCCAAGCGTTTGCCATTTTATAGTATACACAGAAATTAGATGGTCACGTCGTAGATGGGAGACGTTTTCCGCATGGGCTGAAACGAAACACTCGGGTCCGGCAAGGTTGGCTTCTTGTACTTCTTTGGTTTCAGGGGGCGAAGTGCTGCTGGTTTTAATACGCAACTATTCTCTTGGAATTCGCCGATATAAAATTCCATAACGCTATCTGCCGACCCATAGTTCATGAGATTCCACTGGCAACCATACGTGAACAATATTTCAGAATTCTTATTCACCAAATCATCTTCTGCATCGGGAACTACCATCGTGATATGATTGCGGTTGAAATTAATCAGCTCTTCATGATCATGTGTTTGCGATGCCTGCGTATACGTTAGCCGACGCAGATGGGATGTATCCCATGACAAGTTTACAAGCTCTTCCATCAATGTTCCCTTGACACCTCCACCCGATACGATGACCAACTTGTTTTGTAGGTTACATACCGGCTCTACTGCTAAATTTTTACGAGTATAGCTGTATTCCGGCCCCAGCATAAACTTTTGACATGTAGTTTTTAAGGTTTCGGCGACGGCATTGATGACATTGGTCTTATCCGTGTGGAATACCAGACTTAGCATGAATGGGTCCGAAGAAGCAGGGGATGAAATTGAGTTGAACGCATTGTTGGCAATGCTGACACAACATGCAGAAAATGGTACTGTGTTATATGCGTAATCTACACCAAGTTTTTGATTTTTCAAACCAACAACCGGTTTGTTCTGTTCATCAGCGTATATATCCAGTTCAATCAACCGTGGTCCTGCTTTGATAACCATAGGAAGAATTGAGTCTGAAACATAATCATATAATTTGGCTCCAGGGAATACAGAGTATGCAGAAGACGCTATGTAATAATCACAGAGTCGATATGATGTTGGGCATCCAAGTGGAGCAACCCGTGTTACTTTTTGATAAGCGTCAAAGGTTGGTTTAGCGGTAGCATCTGCTTTGGATTCGGATGGGCGAACTGCATTCCAAATTAAGTATGCAATAAACGCAATGAGAATTGCACCGATGACATAATAAAGCCACATTGAACTTGCAAATTCAACAAATTTTTCGGCAGATTCAGAAACGATTTCTTCCATTATTACTTTCTGATATGAAATAGTAGTCCACGCATGCTACGAACCACATCATCTGGAATTCTCTTTTCCATAGGAATTCCCATGAGACAACAGTAATGAAAATATAGAGAGTACATACCACATTCTGAATCTTGAAACTGGTGACGTGTTTTATTATAAGTAACTTCCATAGGTTTGCTATGAACGCCACCAGCGTCCCAATGTTCTTTCCATCGCTTCATAAGAATTTGAATTTCCTTCTCCGGTTTCGCAGCATACGAATCAAAATATGTGATTCGTGGATATTCTAATTCTGGTCTTATATCGCAGAATAATGCTACCCAATGTTGTCCAGGACCAGTTGATACATCTGTATTAAATACAATACCAATTTGAGTAAAACCTTTTTTGTAAAGTGCTGTAATATCCATAGAGCATAGTGAACTTACAATACAAGTTCCGGTATTGGATGTCTTATCAAAATCAATAGGAATAGAACCAACATAATAATAATTTTTGAATACTTTTTCATATTGTTTCTCTAGCTTATCAATTTCAACGGATGATAGCCATTCATGTGTATTCTTTTTCCAAGATGACGGTGCGCTCGGTTTGGAAATTAGAGATTGAATTACACATTCAGACCCCGCACAAATATCATGAAATCGAGATTTTAATCGACTCCATGTCTGCTTCATAGATCCCTCGGGAATCTTTGTTGTAGGGTGTTCACGATTGTAAACTTGTCGCAAGTTTTCTATTTCAGAGGCATCAAAGTACATCTCCTTATCTTGAAAATGGAATCTATTCTTCAGACATTACGAATATTATAAACATGGAATCTCTTAAGAAATATCTTCTCAGTTATTGCGAGATTGATAATGAGATTCGCGAGCTGAATAAGACTGTCTTTGAAAAAAGAAATATACGCAAAAACGTAGAAGGAAATATCACGAACATTCTCGAGAACGAAGAATTTACGGAATACAAAAAGCTTAAGTTAGAGAATGATGGATCTGTATTCCGAATTCAGCGGCCAAACAATTGGCAGAAACCGTGGAGTTTGTCGCAGAAAGATCTAAAGATGCTGTTGGACGAATATTTCCAGTCTGGACTTCCAAAAAATGCAGAAGAATGCCATAAATATATTTGTGAACATCAAAAAGAAAAACTTGTAGCTACTGAATTTAATATTATAAGAGTTCTTCCAGATGAATAAATAATGGATGATGATTTTCTAACACAAGAAGCGATTCGTATAGATGAAGAGGCGTCTCATAGTCTATTAGAGCTTAGCAATACACAGCCTAAATTAACATGTCACACCTCTGCTGTAGAATACGCAAAGTTTGCACTTGGTGATAGAGCGAATGAAGTATTGAAACGTTTGGGAACAGCACGAAAATTGTATGAAACAATGACACCTCAAAAACAATGTGAATCCGTATTAAGCGATAAACCAAAAACAAATTGTTGGTTATGTGGTAAAAAACTTTTTCCAAAAGAAGTAGGTCCTACGAACCCATTACGAACTGTTTGTGAACATATTTTTCCAATTTCATTGGCTGTATTTTTTTTAGATTTACATCGTAAAGAAAATCCAACTATTTTTTCAGAAGAATCAATACGAGCAGAATATGATTGGGCTCATTTCTATTGCAATTCTGTGAAAAACGACACTCCATTTATAAGTGAAAAACTTACGCCTGATAACAAAAAGATTGAAAAATGGGTTGTATATGAACCAGGAATTCGCGATATGTTAAACAATATTAAAAAACAAGCACACTTAAAGGGATTTCCAGAACAGTATGATTATAGTGACGAATGGTTTGACAAACAATTGTATTCAATTAAGTTAAGAATCAATAGTATTTTGACTACAGAAATTAATACACAAGAAGCACCAATACTAACATACATTCTTGGCTTATTAAAATGTTCTGACCCTGATAGATTGCATAAGTATGGAAAGTTTGCAATAGAAGGTAAGCCACTTCCCGAGAAGAGATCAAGGCCTGTGCTTCAGGAAAAAAACATAAATACAAAAAAGAATAAGATTGGAGGAAAACGGACTCGTAGAAATAAATATGGAAGGTCTTAAAATGTATAATCCATACAATTCAAAGAATCGCTTGTTTACCCAACAGGATATTCAAGCGATTCTTTATAAACATAACTGTTCGATTACAGTTAAGAATGTTCAATTATTCCAGACTGCAATGGTGCATTCTTCATACGTGAAAAGATTAGAATATACAACACCAGCTGGAGAAATCACACAATTAGTTCAGAGACCTGATAATTGTCTAGACTTGTTTGATGAGTCATATGAAAGACTCGAACACCTTGGTGATTCCATATTAGGAGCAGTGGTTTCTACATATTTAATACAAAGATTTCCGTCTGAAAATGAAGGGTTTATGACTGATTTAAAAAAAGAGATCGTATGCAATGAAACTTTAGGAAAATTGTGTGAATTGACTGGGTTGAACAAGTTTTATATAATTTCACGTCATAATGAAGATATTTGCAATGGAAGAACTAATGTAAAAAAATTGGGTGATGTTTTGGAAGCATTCATTGGAGCACTTTGGATTGATTCTGGTTATAATTTTCATACTATTTCATCATTCATTGTATGTTTAATTGAAAAATATATTAACATTCCAAAATTGCTGATGAATAACCGAAATTACAAAGAACAATTGCAGAAGTTATATCAATCAAAGTTTCATCATACACCAACATATGTAACGTTATCTTCTTCTTTAAATTTATATACAGTCGCTGTTGTAGATGAGAATGGTGTTCATATTGGAATCGGGAGTTCAAGTACTAAAAAACAGGCGGAACAGTTTGCAGCAAAAGAAGCAATAAAAAACCTTCAATCATAAATTAAAACATACTTCTCATAACCTTACCGCGAGTAAGAACAATACCGGTAAAAGCAAACATTGCTGGAATCACAACAAATGTTATATATCGAGCATGCTCTTTATTTTTGACAAATTGACTGATTGTAAAAAACGTGGCACCATCCTCTGCTTGTAAGTAGATATTAGGACACTCCAAAGCTTGTCCTCCCAATGATGTGCTAATATCTTTCTTTTTGTCTTCCTTTTTAACACCACGTTTCTCTTGGTCTTCTTTTACAACCTCTTGTACCCAACCAGATGTCATATCAAAGATTATAAAATATGCAAAAATAATGAATACTTCGCCCAATGTTTGAGTAATAGATGCCATTTGTACACCTCCGATGATAAGACCAAACAACTGCATAATTTCAAGAGTTAAGAAAATGATACTATAGTATGCTAACATTCCTTGAATCGGATTTAGAGAGTTAAACCACAACAATATAGGTCTTGAAGAAAATAAAAATCCAAGAGCTGCAAACGTTAGGGGAAACCAAATGTAAATCAAGTCCATTATCAAAGTGCCATACTATTCTTTGACTTTGGAACTCGACGAATCAAAAGTTCACGCTGAGTTCCTCCAACCGACATATCTTCTGCTCCTTCTGAAATTCCTTCAATGGCACGTAAAACTTCAGCAACACGTTGTGGCTGATCTGCAAATTGAAGAAGCAAATGAGTTCGAATAAGGTCTCTACGCAAAGGTGGCCGTGATGTTCGAACAGATCGGGAAATATTTCCGATGCCAGCGCCTTCAAGAGCAAAATTATCAACCTGATTGCTTCGCATAAAGTCTAAAATCACAGTTGATTTTTTTGTTTTGTTCTCACGAATCTCTTTGATCTGACGTCGCAGATCTCGTTCTTGATCATCAAGCGATACCCATTCTTTCAAAGTTTGACGAATTATTTCCGTTGAGTTTTCATTCTCCATTTCTGTATTCTATGTTTACGAGATGAAAGTTCTTTTCCTCCACGAATTTTTGGTTCGGGAATAGCAATATGAATATTGTCTGCAATTGTATCACCCAATAACGATCTGCTTGTTTCTACAATATCTGATTTTCGTGATGATACTTTGTTTGCTATTTTTCCAAAGGACATCGCAGATTTATATAGAATTGGACCCACGAAAGGCAGAATTAGGAATGATGCTATTAATGCATCTCCCAATTCATCTGATGCCAAATGAGTTACTATTACCCCCATTCCTGCGATTGCAGCTGGAATAGCTATTACTGCTTCTCCAAAAGGACCGCCAACTTCTGCAGCTATGGTATCTGCAGTCACGATAGCCGTTGTTCCAAGTTGGACTGTACTTTCTTTCGCAATTTCAATCCAAGGACCAATAACAGAGCTTTTCTCTAATGATCTTAAAAATGTTAAATATGGGTATGCTACATCTGAAAGATTTACAACTATGTTTGGCATGCGTTCGCGAATATATGAAATGAGTAGACGAATACCATGATCAAATACGCGTGCTTCTTCGGATCCTCCACCCGACTGTTTCATCAACTTTATTAGTTTTTGTGACTGTTGTATATCAAACACTGGCTTTGTACGAGCTTCGTCGTAAAATACAGAGTCTCGAATTTCAGATGGAGTTTTAAAGTTGGATGTTCGTAAAAAGTCTTCTAAGCTCAATAATTTTACGAACAAAAATGAAGCTTCTTTATCCTTAAGTTGTTTCGTTAAATAGTCTTGTATAACCAATAGTTTTTTAGACTTAACTGGGCGTTCAAAGACCCAAACCATTATTTTATGCGTTCAAAAAAGTCCTAAAATGCGAGCTCGAACGAGAAATGGTGAGAAGTATACAAAGGCCGAATGGATGAAGAAATGGGCACAATTAATTGGAATAGCCAATTGGAAACAATTTTATCACAAGAGGGTGAACGTGCGCTTTGCTATGCATGGTTACACACCCATGCTCAGAAAAAATATACAAAACTAAACACTTATATTACGCTTCCTACAATTACCATGTCAACTCTTGCAGGAAGCGCTGCTATAGGTTCATCATCTATATTTGGAAATATTCCGCAAGCTTCAAACTATATAATCGGAGGAATTAGTTTAAGTGTAGCACTTTTAAACACTGTTTCAAGCTTTTTTGGTTGGGCAAAACGATCTGAATCTCATCGATTATCTGCACTTGCATATGCAAAAGTTCATCGATTTATGATGATTGAACTTGCACTCCCAAGAGCAGAACGTATGTCTGCTCGCGATATGTTAAAAGTTACACGAGACCAATTGGATCGAATGCAAGAAACAAGTCCCCAAATTCCCGATGATGTAATTTTGGATTTTCAAAAAAAGTTTGGTGATACAACTCCTGAAGTGAGTAAACCTGGAATTACAAATGGTCTTGACCCAATTGAAGTTTATATAGATGAAAGTCTCACTCCAAACCGTCTCTCTCTTTCAACCAGGAATTTGTTTAAGCCTAAAACTTCCAACGTCGATCACACTCAAGGCAATTCACAAACGTCGTCATCGGCTCGTCGGCAGAGCGTGTTTGCATCTGATAATAGTCGCACTTAGACTTCTTTTTACATCCTGAACACCACAGAAAGATCGATGCACTTTCATTCTTAGAATATAGCTTCTTCTCTGTTTCAATAATTTTTTCAATTGCAGATTTCCATCGTGATGGACACAGATCAACAGCATTCATTTCTACAAATGCTCGCGGTGTTATCTCTCCAGACATAAGTTTAGAATTCCAATCTTCTTTGTTTTGAACATAACTATTCATTCCACGTAAATTTTCATAAATAGATATCGCACGACTACGATACATATTCCAAAACACACGATTTTTCCAATCTACATCAATTCCTTGGTGAATGGCTTGTTCATTTACAACATTCAGGATTGCATTTTCAATCTCCGAAGACATACTCGTTATTTCAGACAGATTCTCTCGAACTTTGTCTCGTATTGCACACTCTACAAATACATTTTTTGAACGAACCGGATCATACTTTACAACTTGTTTGGGTTCACGTCGAACTACAATTTCTGGTTCTGGCTCTTCTTCGACTTCTTCTACAATTTCTTCGTCTTCAATTACGTCTTCAATTTCCTCCTCTTCCTCTTCTAAGTCTTCTGCTGCAAATGTCCATTCAGAATATAAATTTTCATACTCAGTAGATTTTAAATTCTCATATGCTGAAACTGAAACATCGTATTGGTCTTGTTCTTCTGTTGTTGAGCCAAGAATAATAATTGGGCCATAAAATGTTTCTTCATCAAAGGGTGTTGGAAGCATATGTGAGTTTACATGTTCATCATCTCCAGAAATGCATGCAAATATACTTATCCATCGTTTCTCCTTAAGAGGGTCTTGAATCTTTCCTTGAAACTGAATATCTGAATTTTTATACTTTTTACGAATCCATTCTAAAACATCAGCAGTTTTTGCTGGAATCTGAATATCAGCAAATGTTCCAGTAGTGGAAATTACAACTCCATATACCATTTTATCAACAAATATATGGGTTTGTATACTTTCGTTTTTAACCTGAAAACTTGTAAAATGGATTTTATCTTATACTAACTTATATATAACATAAAAATGTCATCAAATTACATTCCTCCGCATTTGCGAAATCGTAAACAACAAGAAATAAAAAGGAATGAAACGATTGATGTAAGTGATAAATCATTTCCCACGTTAGGAACAGCAGTTCCTGTATCACAAACACGTTGGAATGGTTCACAATCCTTCTCACACCTTGCGAGTGAATGGAACGAAAAAGATGAGGAGAATGCTCGAAATAAAGAGTACAAACTACAAGAAAATCGTGAGGATAACTATCTTGCGACAGGATTCTATCGACACTATAATAAAATTCGTCAAGAAAATAAGAAAGTATATATTGATGAAGAAAAATATCAGAATGATGATGTTACAAGTGATGATTGGATTGATGTAAAATCATACAAAAAACCTCGTAAAGTAAAGACTCTTGAAGAGATCGTAGAAGAGGAAGAAGCAGAGGAAAAACGTCTAAAGGAACTCGAAAATAAATGGGTTGATGATGGTCCTGAAGCTTACAAAACATACTGGGATGAGCGTATTTAAACAATCATAGGAGCAGGTTTCTTAAAAAATAATCCACGAACCCATACTGCAAAACTCTGCCCTAAACGAGGAACATACAAAGCATAGGGACCTTTGCTTGCCTGCCATCCATAATAAATTCCAAAAACTACAGCACAAATCAATAAAATAACATCTAAAAGTGCAAAAATACCATTTTTAGATATTTGATCACCTGCCCAATCTGCGATACCCTTTGTCGCTTTTGTTTTCTCATTACCAACCCCTGCAGATTTTACAGGTTTTACATCATCTCCTTTCTTTGCTGCTCGTTTACAACGCATATACGTTTTTCCATCATGTGGCATTGGTCCTCCCGGTAACTGTTCTACATCATTCAGGAATACCTCTCGATCTCCAAGTGGTTGAATCGGACGTGATCCAGGAGATACATTTTTGGTTAACAATGCAAAATTGTTTGCATCCATATTAATCATAGCCTTAAAGACACACCATTTGACTGGAGCACAATTGGGAACGATATCGGAACCTTCGTAGAAAAAGTAAGATCCTGCAGGAGGAACCATCATAAACAATCCCCAATTTTCACCCAAGTTTACCTGCGTATGTTCCGATCCACCAACGGCATAAGGTACAAATGAATTGAAGAAATGGGTTGCTGATGTCTCGGCTGGATTGACGCGAACTAACGAACTTACATTCAAGCGTCCTCCTGTTGGGTTCGTAAAAAAGGCAACCACTTCTGCATCTGCCTGAATGTTTTCAATCGTATGATGGCTTGGATGATTCACAAGCAAAGAATTGCATGTATATCCTTCTCCATTGAACTTACAGGATCCCAAACTTGAAGTACTGGTTAAAACAAGACCTTCTTCAGTTACTACCGTATATGCGGATGCAATCATGGCATCATCAAATACCAATTCACACATTAGGTCACATGGTTTTGCAGATGTGTGTGACAAATTGATTGGACTTTGGTTGGTTCCAGAACAATTTCCAGACCATGCGGTCGATGAGCTATAAATACTCATTTGTAGTTTATCACGATTTTGTATCCCGCAATTACACAATATGGCATCAGCTACAGCACCAAAACCAACAGCTTCGCGTACAGTCAGTGAATCTGAATGGCAAGACTTTCAAAAATTTCAACAAGATCTTCTTAAAAAACCATTAGAGCAACAAATTAAAAACTTACAAGAAACTATTAAACTTGGGGGCCCTGCATCACAATGGGTTCAAAAATATTTATATCAGTTATTTTTGTATCTACCAAATGCCTTAGTTTTATTTGGTCCAATTATTGATACAATCAATCAAGAACTTCGCTATTCTTTAGCAAGTATTATTGGATTATGTTCAATTTTTGTGAACTGGATATTTGGAAAAATAATGTCTATATTTTTGAAATCATATTCATCCGTTGTTGCCCAGAGATGCACTGTTCCGGGTTTTGAATCGCTTGAATCTTTTTTCTCTCCGCAAGGAGTTGTTCTTCCTGCGAGTATTTTTACATATTTGTTAATAGATTTGGGTATCCATCGTCCATCTTCTCAAAATATTGGAACTGGAGTTTTGATGGTAGTGTTCATTCTCATACAAGCATTTGTAATGAGTAAGAATGGATGCTTTGCACCAAATGTTTATTATTTTGGAACAATTGGATCTGTTTTGATTGCTGTTCTCGTAGGAGCATTTTGTGGAACTATGGGTTGGATTGGAGTTCGATTCACAGCACCCAGCAAACTACCATCCGCGGCGGGAAGTATTTCTCCAAGCTCTGGCACGCAAAGTGCAGTAAATCCACTTGGATCAAAATCTGGAACTCATGACGTTGGAACATGTTCACCTCCCAACGATCAAGATCAATTTGTTTGTGAAGCATACAAGGATGGTGAAGTTGTGACCTCTACGATTGTATCTTAATCCCGAATTGCACGTCTTAGCATTGTATAATATCCCATCATTTGGGTACCTGAATATCGATCAATTCCATGCTTGGACTCGACTACAATCGTAGGAACCGTACGAACTCCATATGTTCCAGAGTAATCAGAATAATCCATTTGCATATTCACAGAGACCCACTTTACCTCTGGAAATTCAGCCTTCAAATCTTCAACGGCAGGTTTAATATGCGTGCATGGCTGGCATGTAGGAGACCAAAAGTGATACGCCGTTACACTCATTCTTTCTTTTCTATTAATGGCTTCTCTGTAATTAAATTACAAGCAACCAAACGATATTGAGAAGTTCTGTGAAGCTTCTGTTTTTCTACACTGTATCCGTTTTTCTTAGCAGTCTTCGAAAGAGCTGTAAGAAGAGCTGTCTCGAATGCATGATTGTCTAATTTTTCAATATTCGCACGGCACCATTTTATAAGTGATTGTTCCGATACCGGTGGACCCATCAGTTGCAAAGGACATCCTTCGATAAATTGAGAAGTGTTTGTAGTAATCGTTTTTACATCAGGTTCATCAAACGGATTTAATACACGAACTGCCATTTTGTCCACAATGTCATTCTGCCGACTCAAATAATCATCTTTGCCTGTGTGTGCTGCAACGTATGTAATAACATACGATTTAAACTTAGAAAGTCGATCAACTGTTTCTTCAATCAAATCACGATTTGCGACATCTTTATTATCCGATGTTTTCCATCCTCGTTGAATCCAACCTGGAATCCAAATAGTTAAACAATTTTTTGAATATGTAGAATCAGTATATAATTGAAGATCTATTTCACAAGCAGGAAAATTAGAAGATATACACTTCACACTTTCCAAAATTGCAAGAAGCTCTCCACGATTGTTCGTTTGTGGCTGTCCATCAGGAACTTTCTCTGCTTTTGAAAGACTTTGATGATCCGGAAACCAGAAAGCATATGATGCAGCTGCTCCACTCTTGCCGTTTCGAGAACATGCGCCATCTGTAAATACTTCAATCTTCATATTGTTTGTACAATTGGTATGTGTAACTTTGTTGGAATTCGTTTTACGATACAACGACTAAAAATAGCAGGTTGTATGGTAGTAGGATCTTCAATGTGAAACCAAACACGACACTTGTAAGATCTTTGTTCTAAAGATCTGCGTAACATTTGCTGACATGCATATGTTAAAAACTCACCATGAAAAATAATTAGAACACGATAACGTGTCGATGATTTTTTAGGAACTTGTGAAATCCAATTTTCAAACCATGGAGAAAACGTGTCTACAGAGTTCATTTCTGCTGCATCAACTTCTGTGAATTCGCAAAATTCTTGATGATTTTGTTTGTAAGAATTCCATATACTTCTTGTTTCAACGTCATTGAGAGGTTCAAATAAGAGATAATGTGGTGGAGGAAAAACAAGATCAACCATTGTTTAATTGGTTACCTCTTGTTTAACTCCTGAAGCGATCTTTTTAATTGGAATTTCTGCGGATACAATGTATAGA